GTAGCAATAAATTTAGAAGCCAAAACCAAAGGCACGGAAAGCGTTAAGTCGCTGAAAGCACAAATCAGGGAAGCAACCAACGAAGCTGTTGCACTTGCACAGAAATTTGGTGCGCTATCTCCCGAAGCAATTGCCGCGACCAAACGAGTTGCGGAACTTAAAGACCAAATGGAAGATTTTAACCAGCGTGTTGCTGCGTTAAACCCTGACAAATTTGCTGCGATTGGAACGGTTGTAAAAGGATTGGCGGGCGGCATACAAGCAGCGCAGGGCGCAATGGCTTTGTTTGGTAGTGAGAGCGAAGATGTACAAAAGGCTTTGTTAAAAGTTCAAGGCGCAATGGCATTTGCACAAGGTGTTGACCAATTGATGCAGATGCAGAATTCATTTGGTGCGCTTGCAACTAAAATCAAAGGCCCGGTTATTGCCGCTTTCACAACTCTTCGTGGTGCTTTAATGGCAGTTGGCATTGGAATACTTGTTGCTGGTGTTGCTGCGCTGATTGCAAATTTTGATAAAGTTTCCGATTGGATTTCAAAATCTTGGTTTGGCTCACTGGCAAGGGGCATTGCAAGTGCATTCACTGCATTGACTGATTTTATCGGCATCACATCACAGGCCGAGCGCGACCTTGAAAAAATGAGCAAAGCCACTACGAAAAGCAATGAGGAATTGGGCAGGCAGATTGAGGTTTTGACTGCATTGGGTGGCAAAGAAAAAGAGGTTTACGAACTTAAAAAGCGTCAGGCTGAAAATGAGTTGAATATCTTGCGTGAAACCTTTAAAACAAAGGGGAAGTTAACGGCAGAGGAGTGGAAAGATTTTAATGATTTAAAAAACAAGCAAAAAGTCCTCACCATTGAATACAACAAATTTGTGCAAGGTGAAGCCGACAAAAAGAAAAAAGAAGATGAGGCAGCGGCAAAGGAAGCAGCAGCAAAGGCGCAGGAAAACTACAAAAAGAATATAGAAAACGAGCGCAAGGCGTTGCAAGATTTAGCAGAGGAAAGGCGCAAGCAATTAGAACTGAACGCCAAAGATGAACGTGCGCTTGCTGACATCAAATACAACAACGATTTGGAGCGTTTAAAGGTTGCTAAAGCAAATGACCTTAGACAAGAGAATTTAACTGCATCAGCCCGAAAAGCCATTCAAGATAAATACGCGGTTTTACAAGTTAGTGCCAAAATAGAACACGATAAAAAGATAAAAGACCTTGACCAAAAGGCGCAAGATGAAAGGTTAAAACAGCAGGAAGAGTTTGAAAACAAGCGCAAGGAACTAACCGAAAAAGAAATATCCGACACTGTTTCTGCAACAGATGATTTTTACAAGGGCGAGCAGTTAAAACTAACCCAGCGCAACGCTGATGCCGATGAGTTTGCAGCACTTGAATTACAGCGTTTGGAAGCGCAGTTGCAGAACGCAAAAGATTACGGACAAAGCACGGTTGATTTGGAACTGCAAATCGCGGCAAAGAAAAAGGAAATCCGAGACAAAGATATTGAAGAGCAAAAGCAAGCTGAACTGCAAAAAATAGAATTGACAAAAGGTGGTTTTCAGGCTATTGGTGAATTGGTCAATGCGTTTGCCGGAAGTAGTGAGGAAGCACAGCGCAGAGCATTTGAAATAAACAAGGCGGCAAGTATAGCCACTGCAATCATTGATACCTACACAGCTGCTCAGGGTGCATATAAATCACAGATGGCTATTGCCACCCCTGATGCACCAGTTAGGGCAGCGGTTGCCGCAGGTATTGCTATTGCACAAGGTTTGGCACGTGTTGCTCAAATCAAAAAGACGCAGTTTCAAAGCAAAGACGCTGCTGGTGGTGGTGCTGGCGGTGGCGGTGGTGTACCAACCGCGCCTGCACTTGCCCCGACCGTTGGCGGTGCATTACCCGATGAGCAGCAATTCGGTGGCATGGGCAGGGTGTATGTCTTAGAGGGTGACATCACCAAAACCCAAACCCGTGTGCGTAGGTTAAGAAATACCAGTGTCGTTTAAACCTACTTTTATAGATATGGACTTGCCAGTTTACAAAATAGTAGTTAATGAGGATGACGACACCGGGGTTGACTTCGTTTCGTTGGTTGACCGCCCTGCCATACAAAAGGACTTCATGCTGTTTAATCAGCAGTTTGTTGAACCCGGTGCAAAGGAAAGTGAGGATGAATTTATCAGCAGGTGTATTCCATACATGATTGGCGAGGGCATGGAACAAGAGCAAGCCGCAGCCGTGTGTTATTCAAAATGGGAAAGCCGTCAGGAATTTGAAAGCTACACAGATTACCCCGAAGCCGCCAAAGAAAATGCAAAGGTTGCCCTGCGCTGGGCAGAGGAAAACGGATGGGGTGACTGCGGTACACCCGTAGGAAAGATACGTGCAAACCAATTAGCCAATGGTGAGGCCATCACTCGTGAAACCATCGCAAGGATGGCAGGATTTGAACGGCATAGACAGAACAGCGACAAAGAATTAGGGGATGGATGCGGTCGTTTAATGTGGTTGGCATGGGGTGGTGATGAGGGCATCGAATGGGCAAGCCGTAAACTGCAACAGATAGACATGAAGCAAGCGTATTCTGTGCAGGACGAGGAGAAAAGGATTGTCACCGGGCCTGCCATGTTGGCTGATTTACCCATTTACCGCTACGATGATGTGAGGGGTGAGTATTACGTTACCTTTGACGCACCCACCATTTGGACTATTGCTAAAAAGTTTGTCCGCAAAAACTTTTACAAGGCGGTAAATACCGACCATGAAACCCCGGTTGACGGTGGTGTCCACATGATTGAGAGTTACTTTATTGACCGCAAGCGTGGTGTGATGCCACCAAAGGGATATGAGGATGCAAAAGACGGCAGTTGGTTCCTGACCTATTTAGTGGACAATGACGAATTGTGGGCAAAAGTAAAGGCAGGTGAATGGAAAGGGTTTTCGGTTGAGGGGTTTTTTGACATGGAAGAGCAAGACGAAGTCGTTACCCTGATGCGTGAAATAGCCGCCATGCTGAAAAATTTTGCATAGATTTTACCCTACCTACCTTTTATGGTATGGATTTCAAAACAGAACTTTCAGAAATGAAGAGCGGACTTGCTGCATTTATGGCAGAAGTTAAGCAGCGTTTCAATGAAGTTCCGGCTGAAACCGTTGAAGCTGCGTTTGGTGAGTTGACTTTGGTTGACGGTACAATCGTAGTATTTGACGGTGAAGAATTGAATGCTGGCAGTATGCTGTCAGTAAAAACCGAAGAGGGTATCGTGCCTGCTCCTGATGGGGTTCACGAAACCACCGACGGTCTGCTGATTACTACCAAAGACGGTGTGGTTGAACTCATTGAAGAGAAAACAATGCCCGTTGAGGAAGTTGAGGTTGAAAATCAATTCGCATCACTGGAACAATTTGACGCACTGCGTGCCGCCAACGAAGAGATGGCAAAGAAAATTGCTACTCTTGAAAACGCCCTTATCAATGTGTTGGGCAAAGTTGAAGAGACCTTTTCAGTATTTGAGAAGTTCGCAGCAACTACACCTGAACCGACTAAAAAGCCATTCGGAGCAGTAAAACAAAAACAAGAGGACAACTTCAATGGCTTTTTGTCCGCAATCAAAAAAATCAAATAATTTAAAATCATGGCATTTGACGTAACAGGTTTATCGAATTACACCAAAGAGGAGAGCTTACAGCTCCTGACCAAAGCTATGTTCAACGCAAAAACCGCTTCATTGCTGAACGGTGCTGGACAGGTTCTCCCGGGTATCAAAAGTGCAGAAATACTTCCCCTGCTGTATTCTGACGTTTATTTTCAAACTGACAGCTGTTCTTATCAGACCAGCGGTAACACCACCCTTTCAAAGCGTACTTTGACCGTAGGTAAAGTAAAGGTTCAAGAGACCCTTTGCCCCAAAGACCTCGAAACTAAGTACACACAGAAAGCATTGAACGCTGGCGAAGCTATCGACATGGGTGTTTTCACCGAGCAGATTGGTGCTGAAAAAGCTGCCAAGATTGCCGAAGCTATCGAAACTGCTATTTGGCAGGGTGATACAACTGGCGGTGCTGGTAACCTCGGTTACTGGGATGGCTTTTTGACTATCTTGGGCGACCTCGGTTTTGGCGGTGCTGGCGACCCTATCAAGGGTAACGTGGCTGATGCTTATGCATCAATCACTGCTTCTAACATTGACGACATCATCGGCACTATCTACGGAGTTATCCCTGCTGAACTGTTGGGCAAACCCGACCTGATGATTGCAATGGGTGTTGACAGCTTCCGTAAATACCGCCAGTGGTTGGTAACTGCTAACCTTTACCACTACCCTGCTAACGAAGTAGCTGAATTGGAAATCATCGACCCTGTAACTGGTATCAAAATTTACGGTCTGCACGGTATGAACGGAACCAACAAGATTGTTGCCGGACTTTGGTCTAACTTCTTCTTGGGTACTGACATGATGAACGAAGAGGAAGAGTTTGAGTTTATCTTCAACCCTTTCGAGCGTCGTGTGCAATTCCACGCTGCATTCAAATATGGTGTTCAGATTGCATATCCTGAGCAGGTAGTTTATTTCTCTCTGTAACCAAATAGTTAGTTACTGAATAGTAAGTTCAACAATGGGGGTGGGGCAAAACCCTACCCCCTTTAATTTAAAAATAAAACATGGCTTGTGTATTAACCACCGGATTTACCCTCGATTGCAAAACCGCATCGGCGGGTATCAAAACTATTTGGCTCGTTGAATTTGATGCCAAATCTACCCTAACAAAATCAAGCGGAGAAGTTTCCGCACACACCTTGTCAGGTGGCAAATCTTACTTCAAATATGAATTGGAGAAAGAAACCGCCAGCATGACTTGGAGAACAATCCCATCAACCGAGAACGGCACTGTATTTTACGAGGCTGACTTGGTTGCCCGTCTGCACAAAGTAACAACCGCACAGCGTAACGAAATCAAACTGCTAGCACAGAACCGCATGCTCGCCATTGCCCTTGATGCAAGCGGTGATTACTGGTTGCTGGGTGCTGACTACGGTGTTCAGTTGCAGCAGAGTGAAAGCAATTTCGGTCAGGCGTTTGGTGACTTCAAAGGTCACGTGCTTAATTTTCTGCACAAAGAAACCGATTTGCCTTTGAAAGTTCAATCGGCTGTTGTATCTTCGCTCGCTCTCGGTTCTTGATTGATTTGAGTGTTTCATGCAAAGGAGGTCACCTACGGGTGGCCTTTTTTGTTTAACATCAAATCTACCTACTTTTATAGTTGATGTTATACATCACAAAAAGCGGCACACCTGAATTGATAATCACGGGCAAGGAGAAAGTGACAATCTCGCCTGTGTATTATTTATTGGTGTTCGAGAGCGAAATGTCGCAGGAAAGAAAAGCATTTATCGTGGCAGACAGCAGCACATCACCCAACAGATACCAGTTATTTTCATTTGTTGAGGGTAGCAGCACCGCCAAAACGCTTGCCGTAGGTACGCATTATTGGTCATTGTACGCACAGACAAGTCCGAGTAATACCAACTACCTATTGGCAAACGAGGAAATAGACAGAGGACTTGCTTATGTCAGCACCAGCCACACACCATTTAATGACCACGAAGTCAACACAACGATTAAACAGCACAACGTAGGATAATGAGTTTTGAACTATTACGCATAAATTTTGCCGAAAGCAAGTTGCCTGTATTCAAAGAAAATAAGAATAAGGGCATAATGTATTACGGGGAAGCCAACGATTTCCCACAGCACCTATTGGAATTTTACAACCGTTCGCCAAAACATGGTGCAATCGTACGCCAAAAGGCACGTTTTGTGGCAGGGGAAGAGACCATTGTAGAGGGTAACCCCAACGCTGTCAAAATAATTGATTACGTAAACCCTTACGAGGGTGTGCAAGAGTTCAAAAATAAACTGGCACTTGATTATGAGCTGTTCAATGGCTTTGCATACGAGGTGCATTACAACAAATTAGGTCAGTTGGCTGCACTTTACCACATAGATTTCAGCAAAGTTCGGACATTAGACCACGAACTTTATATGTACGCAGAGGATTGGAAAAAGGCCAAGCATGAGGACATGAAGCATTACCGCCCTTTCAACCCCAAAAAGGCACAGCCAATGGAGGTGCAGTTATTTTATTTCCGCGAATATGCACCGGGATTGGGTGTTTATCCTCTGCCACCTTATCAGCACTGTTTGCAGTACATTGAAATTGATGTTGAGATAGCAAATTTCCACAACAATAATATCCGCAACGGGTTTTCTAACGGAACGCTGGTGCAGTTGTTCAAAGGTCAGCCATCGCAGGAGATAGCCTACGAATTTGAGCGCAAGTTCAAAGCCAAAACCACAGGAACGGACAACGCTGGTGGTGTGCTTATTCAGTTCAACGAAATGAACGAGAAAGAGGCCACCATCAACCACCTGCAACCCAGTGATATGGATGACCAATTCATACAGCTAAATGAAACCGTGCAGGATGAGATTTTCGTTGGTCACAACTTCCCCAAGATTTTATTGGGCTACGCAACCGAGGGCGCGTTGGGGCAGCGTAACGAAATGATACAGGCGTATGAGTTGCTACATAAATCATACATCAACCGCAGGCAGGAGAAGATTGAAACGTGCCTTGAAAATACCCTTGAAACCGTTTATCCCGGCATCCAAATCAGCACCAAAGACAGCGAGTTTTTGGGCTTGGATTTTGTTGCATTGTATCAGGCAAACATTGCCACGCTTGAAGAGACACGAAACGCACTTGGATTGCCGACCAGACCAGAACCGCAGGCAGTCACTTTTTCATCTCACGTAAAATGTGAGTGCGAAATGTGGAAAGACAGCGACATTGAGGTATTTTCCAAGTTCGGCATGAGTGCTGACGAGTTTGAAGATGTGCCGATGCTATTTGCTTTGGACACCAAAGAGAAAAAAGTCCTTGCGGTGGTTACGGCTGATGAAAAGGCAACCGTAAAAAACATTGCTGATGCCGTAAAATTGGATGAACCAGAGGTAATCGAAATCCTGAAAAAACTGCAA